GGTATCTGAAGTTTATTTTTTGGGTCACAAATAAACACATTATGAATATGCGGTCTAAAATATGATTGACCACCATTAATATTTACATATCGATGGGTTTCATCAGCATCACCATCATGCACCACACACAGATTAACAATATCAAGATTGTTTTGTTGACGAAACTCATTGATTAGTGTTTGCGATGCAATCAAAGCTTCGGTCAATGGTGTAGCAGACAAACACTCGGAAACAGTACGACTAAAATGTCTACCACCACTGTAACGACTTGACCATGCATCTGCAAGGCACAAAATGTTTTTCATTGACCTTGAAAACTCTGCATTACTCATCTTAGAGTTAATCATCTCACGCAAAAATACCGTAGACATCAATAGTTCGGATGTTTTTTCAGTAAAGCAACCATGACTTGATGTGCCATTATACTTGCGTTTTAAATTACCATATTCGTCATAGATACCATCATTCGGATAATCCATTACCCGAACATTTTCAGCATTACCAAATCCATATGCTGCAAAAGGAATGTTTACTTTACGGCAGAACATAGCCAGAACCAAAATCTGTTCATATGATGCAGCAAGATTCTCAGACATCGAACCAGACTTATCAATCAACAAAATCAAACCATGTGATTTACCTTTGGGTACACGCATCACACGTTTGAAGATGTTATCGTCAATCTGATACTTAAAAATACGACTGATATCAAGGTCACCCGTTTCTGAAGTCTTTGCCTTAGAGAATTTGTCAGCGGCTTTGCGCATTTCAAATTCTTTTGCCAGCAACGAAACAAACCTATCATTCTTTTTACGAAAATCATTGTACAAATTTGTAGCAATTTTTTCGTAATCTGCTTTTTGTTTTGACAGTTCTTCAGTCCAAATTTCTTGAGTGCGTTTAGCTGGCGTGATGATTCGTTTCATATCCGGTTTAGGGATATTGACGTACACATATTCACGAGCATTTGGTGCAATCAAAGACCTTTCATTCTGACGGAAGTTCTCATCAGTTTCGCAACGTGGTTCATTGTGTGCGGTAGTACCTTTGGATTCTTTTTTACGATTGATGATGTCACCATCTTCAGCATCAGATTCTTCATCTGAATTTTTGTTGCTAGAGCCTTGTGATTTTTCACCATCACTTTGCTCATCACCATCTTCACCTTTACCTTTGGCTTTTGAACTGACATTACCTTCAGTATCAACTTCAGAGTCACCATCACCCGAACCAATTTCATATTCATCCCCGTCACCATAGGGGTCGAATTGAAACATATCTTGTGGCAATTCAATTTGATTCTGTTCGTCTTTTGAATAGTCCCAAATTTCTTCAGTAAGTTTCAGAACATCTTCAAATGTTTCACATTCCTGAACACGAACAATAAAATCTTGTTCTGTTTTATTGAACAGAATCGGTAAGGTATAACCAGACTTCGAAAAAATATTCAGTCTGTCAATAAAAGGAAATGAATTAACGTCACGACCTTTCAGACCAAAGAAGTCACGCTTCATAAGTTCTTCAAAGCCAGCAACAAAAGATTTGCGCAGACCGGGATACCGACGTTTTTGACGTTTCTCAATACGTGCATCTTCAACTACGTTCAGGAAGCCTTTGTAGTTACGACCACGATTGTGTACGGCACCATGCCAACCTTCAGCCGGAGTATCGATAGCGTGACCAACTTCATGACCCATCAACAAATCGTATAGGTCGCCAGACATTTCCGACCAGATAGGGCAAATCAGAACACGATTTTTAGGGTCGAACATTGCCGTAGAAACTTTGGAATGTTGAACCGTAAGATTTTCGGTTGCCATCAGTTTGGCAAGACCCGACTTTTGATTTTGAATGTTGTTGCTCATTTGATAACTCATGTGTTATTGAACATACATCGTATCAGGAATGACCACATTGGTCAAGTCGTTTTGAGTAGCGGCAACAGACTGTAGATATGCAACAACAATAATTTCAGGACCGAATTTATTGATTGCATCTTTGATATCGGCAACGGCAGCAAAGAATTCCATTTCTTGCTGGTCTACCAAGTCTTGCAAAGTTGACATGCCATTCTCCTGTTAACCAATAAAATCCAATGTTAACAGGAGAATGGGTAAGTGTCAAGACTTTTTATTACTTCTTATGATTTTTTTAACAAGTTTGTTTGCTCTTTGTTTTGCCATTTTCAGAGCAAGTGGTTTGACATACTGTGTATATCTTATTCCATTCAGATGGTCAAGCTCGTGTAAGTAACAACGTGCAGACAAACCCTCAAGCATTGCTTCTTTATATTCACCAAACTCATCGGTGAATCCAACCTTAATTGACCTTGGTCTTTCGATGTTTAAGAAAAGTCCGGGTGAAGATAGGCATCCTTCTTTACCCTTTTCCCAAATATCATCTTCATCTAATACTTTTGGATTGATGCACACCAATTGAAATTCTTCGGTACCAATTACGAACATACGTTCAGCAACACCACATTGATTTGCTGCAAGACCAAGACCAGCATATAACTTCATGGTCATCTTCAGTCGTTTGGCTAACGTAACCAATGCAGGTGCAGGAAACCCACCCGTGTATTCAGGAATTCTCTGTTGTAACAGATGGTAATCATCACCAAATACAGGCAAAGGATTTATCTGTTCTACTTGTTGAATACCTGAAGCAGTATCAATGGTTAAAATATCACTCATAATCACCCCTAATCTATTTGCAAATTAAATGCTATTGAAATTCTATTTTCATCTGTATTGTTTGGTTCAACCCAATGTCGTAACCAAGAAGGGAATATAATCAAGTCTCCCGTTTCCGGTTCAACATTCCAATAACCAGAATTTATTCCATTAAATCTTTCAACAATATCCGGCTTCATCACATAGTCATGTTGTTGTATTGGATTTTCGAAAACAAGTCTACCAGAATCTTTTGGAACATCCACATAATAAACAGCAGATACTAAAGAAAATGGGTGCACATGTGGTAAATTAAAACTTCCTCTACCATTAACATTAATCCAATAATTACCAAAAGAAATGTTTTCTTTATCTTTCAAGCCCAGAATACCCTTAACATACTGCATCTGTTCCGAAATTTCTTGCATCAAAGAATCAAGTTCTTCAGTGTGTCCTCTTTTGTCTTGACTCTGCCAACCACCATAATTAGTAACAAACTTTCCGGTTTCTTTTTTATGTAAGTCTAAGCAATAATTTTTAATTGATTCATTATCAATTTCTAGTTTTTCTTTCATAAAAAAACTAGAAAATATAAAGTAGGTGGTCATTTGATTATTCTAGAGAAATTTTTTACTTTCTCAAAACGAATTGTATTGGCAAACTTATCTTGCAATATATCCCCTTTATGACTGATGACAAAAATGTTTGCATCATCAAGTGCATGAAGTATCTTCATTAATTCTTCAGTACCCGTGTTGTCCAAGCTCGAATCAAACACTTCATCCAGCACCAACAGATTTGTATTGGCTGAGTTTTTAAGTTTAGCAATAGCTCTCCACGTCAACATCAAAGCCATGTCAATACGTTGCTTCTCACCTTCTGAAAAGTTATGGTAACTGAACTCATCACGATGACGTGACTTAATTGATTCTTTGAACGATTCATCAAGATTAAAGTTCACAAAGAAATCCATACTCGACAGGTACTTATTCACCAGCTTGTTTATTACCGGTAAGTATTGCTTGACAATGTTTGTTTTGATACCAGAATCTTTCAGTAATGTTGCTGCAACATCATAGTATGCTTTATCGTCAAGCATCTGTTTCATGTCTGCTTGTGCTTGTTTAATTTGTTGCTCAATAGTTGCCAGTTCACTTTGGTCAACTTGTTCTACTGTTGTTTGTAGACTGCTGATTTCTTTTTCCAATCTGGCAATCGTATCATTCAATCCTTTGATAGCAGTATTTCTGGTTGCTATCTGAATACGAACATCAGATAACTTTTTCTCTTCAGCTTTCTGTGTTTTTAATAGTGCTTCATGTTCAGATATTTTTGCTTGTAGTTCTTTCAAACCACCATCGAGTTCCTGCTCTTTCGATAAAAGTTCGACAAGTTGCCCCTCTTTAAACTCCAAGGTAATGGCTTGCCTACAGGTTGGGCAATCAGAATTGTGTTCAAAGAAACGTCTATCTGCTCCCACTTTGGATATCTTGCTTTCAATTTGAGATTCAATTTTTCTAAACGCTGCAATCTTCTTCTCAGTTTCAGGTGTTTTCGAACAGATGTCGGTATAAACTTTCTCTCTTCTCTCCAAATCGACAATCTCTCTATGTAAGGTGCCAATGGTTTCTCGGTGCAGAAGTATCTCTTTCTCATATTCTTTCCTCTTCAACTCATTATTCTGATTGAGTTTGTCTTGGTGCTCTTTCTTGAGTTCATATTTTTGTTTGTACAGTTCAATTTCATTTTTCTTTTGTACCATCAAGTCTTTATTGTTCGACAGTCGGTCTTTGACCAAGCTGTTCATGGTAGAAAAGATTTGAATATCCAACAAATCTTCAATGATTGCACGGCGGTCAGCAGCCGATAGCTGCATGAATGGCGTGAAAGATGCTGAACCAAGAATGACAATCTGCGTAAAAGACTTATAGTTTAGTTTGAGAATAAACTTCTCTAGATAGTCTTGATAATCTCTTGCAGCAGCATCTTGATTCAGCAAAACCGAATCCTGATATATTTCAAACACATTTGGTTTGATACCACGAACAATCTTATATTCTTTGGAACCAATAGAAAACTCAATCTCAACGACACAATCTTTATTGTTAATTGTATTTAACAGATTGGGTTTGTTGATGTTGCGGAATGGTTTACCAAACAAAGAAAAACACAACGCATCCAGCATTGTAGATTTACCCGACCCGTTAGTACCCACAACCAATGTGGTTGGGTTACCATTCAAATTTATTTCTGTGAAATAATTACCGGTAGATAAAAGGTTTTTCCAGCGTAAAGTTTTAAATAATATCATTCGACTTCAGCATTAATTGCTTCAATATAAAGTTCACGCATCAGAGTCTTTAGCTTGTCGTTCTGAACATTCAAAGAAAGATTGTCAATATATTTTGACAGGATTGTGATTGTATCTTCAGTTTCATCCACAGAAGATGTATCCAAAGATGTATCATTCTCATTGACATCTTCAACGATTGATATATCAGCAGCACCAGCTTTGTACAGATTGTCAATCACAATATCAAATAAGAAAGGATTTTCTTTACTCTTTACGACAACTTTAACATAGGAACCTTCATATACCGAATAATCAAAGGTACGATAGTGTTCGGCAAAGTGTTCCAGTTTATCATCGTAATTCAATTTGTAGAACATTCGATATGGGTTCTGTACAAATTCTTGCTTGCGGGTATCCGTATCAAAGATGACAAATCCCCGTGGGTCATTGTAGTCAACCCATGTCATTTCATTTGGTGAGCCGACATAGTAAATGTGTCCATCATCACTTCTATGATGAAAGTGTCCGGACAACACTACATCATACTTGTCAAATGTCTTTTTGTCTATACCTTCATGGCAAACATTACCCCTATCCATTTCAAAACCAGTAATTTCAAAATGACCCAGTGCAATTTGTGACTTGGTGGTTTTTATTTTTTGGTAGATTTCATCTTGGTTATCATCGCAAATCCAAGGTATGATATCAATAGGAATGCCGTCAAACTCAACTGTGCTAAAAGAATCGTATACAGTAATATTATCATATTCGTTTAGTAATAATTGAGATGAGTTGACTTCTAACGTGTTCTTGAATGAGATGTCATGGTTGCCAAGAAGCGTAATGAACGTGATGTTGTTTTCTCTAAGTTTATCAAAGAAATATTTACGACACAGATAGAGTGTATTGAAATTAATGTACTTACGGCGGTCGAATAAATCGCCAAGTTGTATAATGGTTGTAATACCATTTTCTTTAAGATATGGAAAGAGAGTGTTCGTATAGAACTTCTCAATATATTTATGAAATTCCAACGAATCACTTCTCATTCCAAAGTGCGTATCACCAAGTATACAAATCTTCATTATTCCAAATCATCTTCCAAGAATTGTTCAAGACCTTCAGCTTTTTTAGCCTTTTTCTTTTTCTTGTTCTCTTCAAAATTATAGATGAACTCTGATATGTTATCGTAAAGTTCAAACTGTTTCATGTTGCCGTTCTCATCTTCAAACATCTCACCCTCATCAAGCAAACCGAACTGCTGAGTGGCTTTATACTTAACATACAGTTGTTTCTTTTCACGCATAATCCTACGCAAAAATGCATAGTAGATTATCTGTGTGAAGTAAGCAAAAGGATTCTTTGATTTGTCTGGGTCAAAGTTTCGAAAATACATAATGCAATTTTCAATTCCATCTGCAATCATCTCATCACGATATGTGTATGATATAAAGTTTGGCTTACGTGATAGATGTTCAGCAATCTTTAAAAAACACTCCCCAATATAATCCGGCACTTTGGGTTCTGGCGTATTATTTTTTTTAGCATCCTCACAATCATCACGATACTTGATGAGTGCAGCCAGAAAGTCTGCATTATTTACATAGTGTTTTGTTGTCATACGTTACCATATTTGTTATTTTTTAGGTATTGATAACCTTTGATTAGTTCTTCAATGCCATCATCTAATGTGTTGTATGGTGCCCAACCAGTCGCCTCTAGCTTTTCATTTGATACAATATAATTTCTTTGGTCGGGGTCTTTCTTGATGTCACCCTCGACAATAGTAAAGTTTGGAATGTGTTTTTTGATAATCTCACACAATTCCAACTTGGATACGTTTGCGCTAGACAACCCTACGTTGTAGATGTTGCCTTTCATTTCTTCAAACTGCCAGATAGCATGTAAGAATGCTTCACAGACATCTCGTACATGAATATAGTTTCGTTTAAAATGTCCTTCAAAGATAACAACGTAACCATCATTGACTGCACGATATGTTAAGTCATTTACCAATAAGTCGGTGCGCATACGTGGTGACATACCAAATACCGTAGCCAAACGATAGCTAATTGAGTTTTCACGTTGCATCAAAACTTCTTCAACTGCAACTTTATCAATTGCATACTTGGAGATAGGACGTAATGGAGAATCTTCTGTGCAGAAATTGTTCTCATCACCAGTACCATATGCCGAGTTTGTGGTGGGCATAATGATACGCTGGTCTTTGGATACCCGGTCTAGCATCCAGAACAATGCATCTTTGTTTGTCGTATCAGCACCAACAACATCCTTATTGCATAGCGGTGCTCCAACAAGTGCAGCCAAAGGAATAATAATATCAGCTTCTCTTAAAAGAGAATTCATGTGCTCTGGGTTACGAATGTCACCATTCACAATCTTTAGATTTTTATTTTCACACAAATGATTCAGACTGGTCTGACCGAACATGAAGTTATCAATCACAGTGACCAAACAACCCATCTGTAAAAGGTATTCGACAAGAATACTACCAATGTAACCGGCACCACCGGTTACTAATACACGCCACTGTCCCATATTAAATCCTATTCAAAACGGTTACGATTTCAGAAATTTCACGCTGCGTTAATGTTGGGTAATTACCAATGTAGAACGAATAGAAATGCATGTGTTCTGTATTGGGGAAGTCCAAATAATGGTCGCCATATATTGGTGTCAAGTATGGCTGACGCAATTGGTTACCACCACCAGCAGAACCACGTCGGAATTCTATACCTTCATCACGTAGCTTACCCATAAACCTAGTTACAAATTCTTTGTTTGCATACTCTGGCTGTAGAACAATATTGAACGCATAGTTGCTGCAACCAAAATAATTGAAATCAACTTTATACTTTTTACGGTCTAGTTGTTTCATAAAGAAAGCTAAGTTTTCATTTCGAATATTAACATTTTTATCAAGGTATTTCAACTGGTTCTGACCAAGTATACCGCCAATTTCATTATTACGCATATTGTATGCGGGGTATGCAAAGATAAAATCGGAATTTAATTCTGGATATCTTTCTTGATATGTCTGTTTCATACTATCCGAATCGCATTCACGAACCATACCATGTGAACGAAGCATACGAACAGTGTGATATACATTCTCATCATTTGTACATACCATACCACCTTCAATGGTAGACATGTGATGTGCAAAGTAGAATGAGAAGTTAGACATCCAACCATAGCTGCCTAATTTTTGCCCATTATGTGTTGCGCCATGTGATTCACAAACATCTTCAATCAATGGAATGTTTAGTGCTTCAAGTTTGTATAACAATTCATCAGTAAGGCAATTGAATCCTTGTGCATATGTTAGAAACACCGCACGTGTTTTGGGAGTAATTGCTTTGAGAATACCTTCAGTGTTCATACCAAGGGTGTCAAGGTCGATGTCAACAAAGACTGGAGTAAACCCACACTGTAAAACAGAAGCAATATCTGATACCCATGTGAATGGTGGGACAATAACTTCACCACCGTTTGGGTATAGGGTCTTCAACATTGTCATCGATAACAGGTTTGCAGATGCGCCTGAGTTTACAAAGACTGAATACTTAACACCCAACCACTCACTCCATGCTTTCTCAAAAGCACGACACTCTTCACCATTGGTAAGTCTTGGGTTATCTTGTTGTAGATGTTTTATTACCAAATCTAAATCTTCTCTAGTAATATTGTTTGACATTAAAGGGTATTTCATAATCACTCCATAATAATTTTTGAGCCTTCATAATCAAATTTGAAGGGAACCCAGACATTAATTTCAGGTATTGCTTGTTTTATTTTTTCATGTGCATCTGGCGGCGCAAGAAACATAAAGAATCCACCACCACCAGCACCCATTAATTTGCCGCCATATGCACCGGCATTTAATGCTTTAGTGTATATGTTATCTATGTAACTTGTTGTTACAGAATCTGTGAGTTCTCGTTTACGTTCCCACTGATATTTTAACAACGCACCTATTTCATGCATCTTACCGTAATTTTCAAAATAGGTTAATGCTGTTTCTGTTAATACACTAATTTCTTCCAGCAACTTTTCCGATTTACCTTGTTTAATCGCTTCTACTTGTTGCTTGGCATGTACATCGGAAAGCCTATCAATCCCAGAAAAACCCAACATGATATGTTGTTCCATGTTATTCAGGTAGTCTGTATCGACTTTTAAATGACGAACTCTGATACTATTTTTTTCCAACTCGATTACACGAACTCCACCATATGCTGCCATGATTTGGTCTTGCACACCAACCGATTCGCCAATATGATTCTGCTCAATGTTAATCGCAGCAACCGCTAGATGATATGGATTGATTGGTATATTAGCTTGTCTTGCTAATGCATGAACTAATCCAACAGTAAATGAAGAAGATGAGCCAATACCAGACCTAGCAGGTAAATCACCATCATGAGAAATAGATATACCATTCGGCACCTTGAAAAATTTTAAACATTCTCTTACTGACGGATGTTCAATCAAGTTAATATCAGGCACACTTTCAATCTTAGAGTATATAACTCTATTCACATAATCAAAATATGGTGGTAGTTTCTTCACATTGATATAGCAATAATGTGCCATAGCAGCAGAGATTAGTTTAGTTGGCCTATTCTCAAACCACGCTGGATAATCTGTACCACCACCAAACAGTGACAGCCTGTATGGTGTTTTAGAAATAATCATTCAGTTTTTGTATAATATTTTCTTTACTCAAACCGTGTTTCTTCAACAGATATTCACGACCACCATTCTCAAACAGATATTGTTCGGGTAATGTGATGACGTGTATTGGTTTTAATATGGAGTTTGATGCCATATCTTCCATGACTGCTGCACCCAATGAACCACATGGTGTCTGTTCATCAACAACAATAACACCTTTACACTCAGCCAAAAGATTAGAGAAAGAGAATGGGAATGGTTTGGCACGAATCAAATCTACACCGACAACATCATCTCTTTCCTTACAGACTTCACTGATAATGTGAGACATCTTACCCGAACCAACCAATAATACTTTTGAATTGTCAACGGTGTCACCAATCAAACGATAAGTTAAGTCATTTTTAAAGTTTGTTACTGGCAGTTCCGGCTGGTCATGACGGTCAAAACGAATGTAACACAGTTCTGGATTATCCAATACTTGATTAGCCAATCGTTTAGCTGAACTTGCATCCGCTAATGTGTATACATTCAAATTCAGAATTGAACGCATACATGCAAAATCTTCTGTGATGTAATGAGTAGGACCTGCATCAGCATATCCAATACCAATACCGACAGAAAGAATAGCAATAGGTAGATTCATCATCGATGGACCACATTTAATTTGCTCAATAGCACGAAGAGAAATGAATGGTGCCATGGCGTAACAAAATACTTTTTTACCTTGCAGTGCAAGACCAGTGGCAATATCAATCATTGCTTGCTCAGAGATACCGCAATGAACAAAGTTGTCTGGATATTCTTCACGCAGACTATCTAATGCTGCCGCACCAAAGTCAGCAGACAGAAAGTAAATATTCTTGTCAGTTTCTAAACGCTTCTTTACTTCTTCAATAAACGCATCACGCTGTAGCATCATTAATCTCCCTGCGGCATTGTTCAATTTGTTCCGGTGTAATAGCTTGCATGTAGTGCCATTCAGGTTTGTTCTCCATCAATGAGAAACCTTTACCCTTGACAGTGTTTGCAATAATTATTTTTGGTTGGTTAGAAGCTGCATCCAAGGCTGCTTGTATAGAGTTTGTGTTGTGACCATCGACAGTGTAAATATCAAACTCAAACCCAGATAGCTTGTCTTTGATAGAATTAAGGCGCAGACAATCATCAGTTTTTCCTAGAATAATAAGATTGTTTACATCAATAAAGATTGTCATGTTCTTCAATTGACGATGAGCAACAAACAGTAATGCTTCCCATGTTGAACCTTCATACAGTTCACCTTCCGAAATAACCGTATATACGTGATTATGTGGATTAGCAATTGCCATACCAGCACCAACACCAACACCATGCCCTAATGAACCTGATGTCATATCGATGCCGGGAATAGAAATATTCCCAAATACACGAAGATTTGTTGGTAATCCTTTACCCCAATTATTCCAATCTTCTTCAGCAATGATGCCAAAGTTTTTCAGAATAGGATACAGTGCAACAGTTGCATGTCCTTTACTGATAAGAACTTTATCTTCAAAGTCAACATAGCCGCCATGATAAAGTGTGGTTACAATCTCCAGCATTGAGAATGTTGAACCGGGGTGTCCCTGACCAACTTCCACAAATTTCTCAAATAATTCTTTACGATATAAGTTTGCTTGTCTTTGCAAATCCATAATCAATCTCCAAGTATCTTTCGTTTCAATTTAATCTTTGCCATCTCTTCAAGGTTTGTTCGTGAGTCTTTGCCAAATTTTTCTTCAACAAGCTTCAAGAATGGCTCATGTGAAAAGTATTTGTGCCATGCTTCATCCCGGAACTTCAACACTTGTGCACCAGTCAATGTCTTTGTGCGTAATGGTCTGCAATCATAAGATAAGAAAGCATACTCTTCAAAAGTTTGTGGTAGTTCCCAACCATTTGCTACTGCATCACGGTGAAGTGCTGAACCTGGTAATGCCATAGCAGCATAAAAGTTCGCATGTTCACAGTTCAATTCTAATGCAAGGTCTAATGTTTCTTGCATAGTTTCGTATGTATCATCTGGGAAACCAAACATATAGTTTCCAAGAATATTGATACCGGCTTCTTTAATATCTTTGACAATCTCACGAATGTCTACATCTTGAAACTTACCTTTCTCAATTTCAAGACGAACGTTTCTATTACCGGCTTCAATACCAAGACACAACCAATTAACACCAGCATCTTTGAATAGTTTCAGTTGGTCTTTACGTACAGAATCTACACGTGCATATGCCCAAAAGTTGAACTTCATGCCACGGTCAATTAGTCCTTGAAGAATAGGAACATAATATTTTTTATTCAGAAAGAACATCTCATCTGTGATGCGAACAGTTCTTACACCTTGCTCCCACAGATATTCAAATTGTTTCAGCATCAATTCTGGTGACCAGAAACGCATACCACGAGAATCAGATGCCACAACAGGGTTATATGATGTACGATTGACGATGTTAATCATGCAGAAGTTACAACCGAATGAACAACCTAATGATGTTGAGATAGCAGCAAACGGTGTACGACCTTCATCTTTGAAATAGTTGTGCCAGTAATGAGCACGATATTTGTTCAAGTCTATCAAGTCCCAAGCATAGCCTGGCATGACCCTATCCATATCTTCGGTCTTTACAATCTCACCGGGTGCACCATTCTTTGGTAGTCCGTTCTTCTTATAAACAAGTCCACGAACATTTTCTAATCCATTTACATAATCTGTTTTAAGTAAATCTAATAGACCATATACACCTTCGTTGATGAAAACAAAATCGATGTATGGAAAGCTAATTGTTTCATATGGCATAGCTGATGCATGTGAGCCGATGAATACAATCTTAATAGATGGATGGGATATTTTTAATTGCTGTGCAAGTTTCGTGGCACCAATCATCATGGTTGTGCCAGAGTTTGGATTTTGTCCATAAAGAACAAATACTGCTATGTCTGTACCGGTAGCGGCAATACGATGTGCTCCAGTTTCATAATCAGGAATGGGGTCTGCATCGAAATCTAAAAGATTTGGTGTGTAACCCTGAGCACGAACTGCTTGGGCAAGCAGCAGTGCCCATGTTGGGGGTTCAATAGCAGAATACTTATCTGCCAGTCCTTGATACGCAGCCTTAGCACTGCTTGGTATAACAAATGTCACCAGTTTTGACATAACAAAAAATCCTCTTAATGTAGTTTTTTACTTTTTATATCGTTTAATATTTGTTCAAGTTGATTTTCAGTCAGAGCACCATCATCTTGTTCATATTGTGCTTCCTCATGTTCTTCAAGCAATTCTTCTAACAACTTGTCAGCATCAACCATATCTTCATTAGTACGTGTGACGAGTCTATCGTAATAAGTAATCATTGCATCTTTTGGTTCAATGATTGTAACAACATCATATGTGTCAACCGTTGCACGGTTCATCTTAATCAATTCAACTGGTAACCAAGGCATCATCATCATGATTGTTTGTCCAGTGGGTAAACGACGAAACACCAAACGCATTGGGTCATCCAATTGCAACATATCTTTTTCGGTCAATTCAGTAACAGAAGCCATGATATCTTCACCAGTTTGCATTCTGATAAGTTTTACGTTATGCATTCTTGACCTCTATGTTGTAAAATTTGTATTTAAACTTTTCCTCATCATAGATTTTAACACGTTCAGCAAAGTGTTTCAATGTAAAATTAACATGTTTACCTATACGAAAATCATCGGCAATGTCATATAGCACCGCTTCAGTTTTATTATCTCCCAGTCTAAGCCCACGACCGATAGATTGCAGGTTACGTACTCTGGATTTGGAAGGGGATGCAAAAATGACATTATGAAGATTGCGGATATTAATACCAGTACTAAACGTACCGTAAGACGCAACAATAATCGCACCGTTTTCCTTTTCTGTTATTGAACGGACTTGCTCACGGACTTCAACATCTGTTCCACCATACACAAAGAAAACGTGCCTATTACCAGCTTTTTCTTTAATGAGTTTATAAAGTTGTTTACCATGTTTTTCTACCAAATTAAATAATACAAGTGAGTTGCCTTTTACCGATAAGGCTAGGTTTCTTATAAACTCATTACGTTCTTTACTACTAACTATGTAGTCTATCTCTGCCTGATAATCCCATTTCTTCGAAAGCTTACATACATTCTCTGGATGCTTCAAGACCAAACATTTAATCTTGAAGTCGGCCAACTGCTTGTCTTGAATTAATTTTGCAGTTGTTGTTGTCTGATATACCGGACCAAATAAACCCTCCAGCACAAGTTTATGAGTATGTGTGCCATCAATTGTACCGGTGGAGCCAATGCGGTACTTTGCATTCTTCAACCCAGTCATAATAGTGGTCAACGATTTTGCTTTGAACTGATGAGCCTCATCTCCCAATACAAAATCAAATTGCTCAAAGTATTCTGGTGGATTGGTATAAATCGACTGCCAAGTGGTAATCGTCAGAAACTTATCTGTATGCTTGTCTTTTCCCGAATACTGTCTATGGGCATACTTTGCGGCATTGTAACCATATGACTCAAAATCAGAATACATTTGCTCAACAAGAGAAGTTGTAGGAACAATGAGCAGTCCTTTCTTGTAACCTTTATGTTGCAAATAACTTAATATTAGGTACTGAATGAGTGATTTACCGGAACCTGTGGGGGATAAAAGCAACATTCTTTTGTTTCTTACGGCAAACATGAAGGCTTTGACTTGATAATCTCTTGCACCTTCTTGTATAATGCTTCTGTCCAATTGAAGTCCATCTATGAATTCATTGGCCTCCACTGCTGAGAAGATTTCCGTATTGGTTATTGCCGAATCAATCTCCAATGAGTAACCACGTTCCTCACAGAACTTTTCAATGTAAGGAACCAACCCATGGTAAATAGTAAATGTACGTAAGTCAGCCAGCCGTATCTTCCCATCCCACAAACGTTTCTTGTACGCTGGCATAAACTGATAACCGGGTACAAAGAATGTAAAGTAATCTGCCAATTCTTGTGCAACACTTCTTTCACATTCAAACTTTAGGTAGACTTCGTTTTGTTTTCTTAATATTAAATCAGACACCCTGTATAAACTTTTCCCAATCAATAAAGGAACGAAGTTCCCATGTTCTGTTGTTTAATTCTTTTAGTATTGCTTGGCACACTTCTACTATTTCTTCGTGAAGCAACTTCCTTGCAAGGTACTTGTTAATGTCTTCGTCTGCTTCTAAGTATGTATTGATTTCAGATTTGAGGGTGTAGGGGAATGGTTGCCACCCATGCTTTTTTAGTTCATCTTCATCAAGTTTACCTGTGTAATATTCCCATTTTAATTTACGCCACCTATTGTATTGAAACTCTGCTTCTTTGGCTAATAGGCGATGTGATGATAGGATATTCAGATATTTGGAGTGTAGTTTTGGAATGTCAATCAACGCCTTACCAGGTTCGGTGCGGTCGATGATAGAATCAGTTGCCCACATTTGTAATACATCATCAAGTTTGCTCATAGTTTATCTCCTATTCGGAGTTTATCATAATTAAAACAATTTTTCTACGTCGTAATAGGTAAATCTGAAAGTGGCATCGGCTGTGATTATTGTGTCTGGAGTATCGGTAGATGACACAACAAAACCCGATATAGAGATTGGGAATAAATCTTTGAAGTTGAATCGGTAGTAAGGTATGTTTGATGCAGACAATAGGGTTACCGAACCATCTGCATATTGTGGTGTTGCTGTTACTTGAGCCGAATTGAACTGAGTAAGTTTACCCAAACTTTGATACTCTTCATATTCAGTTGGGAATGTCATCGCACGAATCCAATCATGAATTTCCAACCAACTTTTTAATTCAGCGTCAACAATAAATGTCACGTTTAATACATCGTAAATACTTTTTTCACCCGGAGCATACAATTCAACAAACGGGTTTTGTACCGGAATCTCAGATGTCGAAAGTCCGGGCAGTGAAATAGTCTGACAGAAGTACTGAAGATTAGGTGCACGTGAAAAATTCAACGTGAACTTATTCGGCTGTAGACTATTTGGATTAGATGGATTTCGTGTTAGAACTGTCATATGTGTATTTATATGGATAAAAAAAGAGGCTTCCGAAGAAGCCTCTCTAAAGTACCACTCTACGGTGGCTTTTTCAATTACATCAGGTTCGCAATACGGAAACCACGGTAGTAGTTGTTGCTCTGAGTATTCAGAGTACCAAGACCTTGGGTTGTACCTTCTGCGAATGGGTTAGCAACCAGACCGTAACGAGTCTTGAAGCCAATCTTAGGCTGGAAAGTACCTGTATCAACAGCACGAACCATTTGTAGAGGAACGTATGGGCAGTAGAACATACCAGCATCGTATGCGTTAGTACCCTTGTAACCTACAATCGCAAACTCAGATGTTGAGCCTGTTGGGAAGTATGGGTCGATGTAAACTTTGATACGTCCGAAGATTGTACCAGCAAATGTGTTACCAGTATCGTCAACTGTTAGGTTAACTTGACCAGCAAGTGCTGAGTTGTAATCAAGAATACCTGACATCGCCAGAGCAGATGCTACGTCTGAAGAACAGATAACGATGTTACCTTTACCACGACGTGTTAACTTGGCGATTTGGTTAGCTTCACGCTCGATTTGGAACGCAAGACCCTTGATTTTTTCAACCATCCAACGACCGTTAGAATCTGTATCTAGGTTGAATGCACCAGCAGTTGTTGTACCTGCTTGGCAACCTGGCTTAGCGATTCTGTAGATTGTACGGATAACTTCACGGTTGATTTCAGCAAGAATTTCAGCGGACAGAATGTTAGCCAGTTCTGTTTCTGCGTCAAGACCATGAACTGCCTTAAGGTCTTGTGCAAGTTCCATTGAGTATTCTGCTTTCAGAGCACGTGTACGTGCAGTTACAGTAACCTTCTCAATTGAGAATGCCATTTCTTGGAATGTGTTACCAGCAGCACCGTCACCCAGAGCTTCAGCAGAACCAGTTGTCATTGCCTGACCTGGAGCAGCGTTACCTGTGAACAGATAGTCTGTTGTGTTACCAGAAATGCTCATTGAAGAAGCAGCAATAGCGCCGTTAGCACCTGAGAATGAAGTATTAGCTTCATTGTAGAATGCTTCTGTACCGCCCTGTGAGCTATACTTAGTACGCATTGCAAAAATCAGACCTGTAGGACCAGTCATTGGCTGAACGCCGCAAACGTCATACGCAATCAGATTAGGAAGTGAACGACGAACTAAGCTGATAAGAATTGGGTCGAAACCAGCTACAGGACCACCAGCAGCAGCAGAACCGCTGAAGCCGCCTGTACCAGCAAAGTTAGTTGGTGAACCTGTTTCTTGAAGAATGCCAGATTCTTTAATCATTTCTTGAGCTTGGTTCTCAAGAATAACTGCTGTTACCGCTTTACGATATGGGTCTGTAATAGCTGGCATATCTGGATGGTCCAGAACGCTTTCCCATTTGTTTTGTAGATTTTCAGACAAATACATCTTTGTATCTCCTTTTGTTTTTATTTAAATTTTGATTCTTGAAATCGCATTGACAACTGACGCAACGTAAGGGTCTGCTACGACTTTCTTTTCACCTGTGTCAGCGTCTTCAACTGTTTCATGAAGTTGTGCGGCATCGGCTTTTTTAACGCCTGATGGGAAATAGTTCTCACGGATTGTCTCAAGTTTCTCAACGAATTCTTCCTCTGTGGAAAATTCTACACCCTCTGCAAGTGCTTTAATTTTTTCTACTTGAGTTGCAGTAAGACCTTCGCATACTTCATTTACTAGTTGTACTTTGATTGCTTCAGTAAGTTGTTTCTTATACTGAATGTTTGTTTCAATCTCTTCGTTCAGTTTGGCTTCTAAATCTTCAACCTTAGAAGCAAGTTCTTCTACTAGGTCAACTTTATCTTCTGGTACGCTGATATAGTTTTCAGCAAACAGATTCTTCAGACCAGCAATAAAGTCTTCTGTAATTTCAGAACGCAAACCACTTTCGATTGCAATTTCATTTTCTTCCATCCATTGCTCAACAACATAGTTGAGATAGTCATCAACTTTTTCTGTCAAATCTTCTTTGATTGCTTCAACAGCTTCAGCTAATTGACCTGCATACTCTGTTTCTAACTGCTCTTGAATTTGAGCAACACGGTCAAATACACGTGCTTCAAATACAGTTGCAGCCTTAGTTTTGAATTCTTCAGAGATTGATGAATCGTCAGCAAATAAAGCAGCAACGTCTTCTTTCATTTGCGCTTTCATTTCTTGAATTGCTGATTCGTCATCGATTAACTCTTCATCTTCCTCAGCTTCTTCCGCCATCTTGTTTGTACCAGAACCAGGCTTCATATTTTTGTCGCCAAGTTGAACATCGCTAGATGCGTGTGAAGGTTTCATGTTCAATGATGCTTTGTTTGAACCTGCTGTATCCTTAGCCTTATTGGTAAGTTTTGCAGAATCATCATTGTTCTTATAATTCTGAGGTGTTGGACCGCCTAAGTCTTCTGGTGTACCAGAATTGCCCGGAGTGTCGTGTGACAATTTAGGCATAGGCATACCGGGAGCGGAAGACTTGCTTTGTGCAAGAATGTCTGCTGCGGCTTCCATTAATTTATTTGTTGCCATTGGATATCTCCTTATGATTTCTTATTTATAAATTTTAAAGTTTTCGTAGGAAGTTTTCGAAAAGCTGTAGTCCAACAGCTTCAATTTCTTTACGTGATGCTTTACGAATCTGTTGTTTGGAACGCTCAATATCGGATTCAACGAAACGACCTTCAACGAATAGCCATTCCTTATTCTCCATGATGCCTTGAACGAAAGCGCCCGGTGCCGATGGGTCTGCAACGATGTCGGCAGCAGTAGCTAAACGAAGGTCATCTTGAACTAAGTTGTAACCCTCTTTGGTCATTGTTACCGAACCCAGAGCACGTGATGAAACGCCAAGGTTAACGCCAGAGTCAATAAAGTTCTTTACGATTTGCCCATATGGGGTTTCCAGAATCATGGCTTTACCGACAAATGTGTTGCCGTTTTCTACCAAACTGGTAATCTTGTGAGACACACGCTCAAGGTTAATTGATGGTGTATCTGGGTGCCCAAGTTCACCCAAAGCACGATTAGTTTTAATGTATTCTTCATGATAACGAGCAACTTCGTTACGAAGGGTGTCCATCTTGTACATACGGTTGTTGCGATTTACCATATCGCCAACTAAGAATGTGCCTTCGATGTAAAGATTCTTCTTACCATCTTCTGTTTTTTCGGTAAGATATCTTACATTTTCAATATGTTCTTTGATGAGTTTCATGTGAATCCTTAT